CGAGCGCGTCGAGACGCAGGCCGCTGAATTCGTTCCTCTCACCGCCGGATAGGCCGACCTTGGCGAGCAGTGCTTTCTCGGCGCCTTCGCGGAACCGGTCGGTAGCGTCAGCGGTCACATGGGCGGTCGGGCGAGTTTCCGGCCCGGCGCCTCGCGCCGCCAGAACGGCAATGATCTCGTCCTTGGCGCGATCGAGGTTGCCGTCGGCTTTTTCCCGCACCGTGCGCATTTCGGAAACGGTCAGGTCGACAGCGAGACACGCCTCGAAAATCGCCTCGCCGGCCGAAAGCTGCGCAGGGGCAGCGGGGACAGGAGTGGGCACCGGAGCGGGAGCCGGCGCCGGGGTAGTTGCAGGGGTCGTCATAAGGTTCTCCATCGTTGGTGCGGCCATGGCCGCTATTGCAACTCCGGCGACCGGAGCAGGGATGCCCATGTCGCCGCTGATTGCGGACGGTGCGTGGGCGTAAAGCGAATAGTCAAAACGCGGAAACGACATCGTCGCCTCGTCTGACGGCTCGTCACCGTCCGCGAAGCCTTTCGCGATGGCCTCGTCGCGGCGCATCCACGTCTCGGCGTCCATCAAAGAAAGAACTTCCTGTTCCGACAGGCCGGTCTTTTCGCGATAGATTTCGGCGGCGGCAGCACTCAATTGGTCGAGAGCGTCGGCGTTCTTGCGGTGCTCCTCCGAAGTGCCGATCGTGATGCCCGAAGGATCGTGAATCATGATCATCGACCCGGTTCGCATCAGCACCTTGTCGCCAGCCATCGCAATCACCGAGGCCGCCGAAGCCGCAAGCGCATCAACGTAGACAGTAACATTGCCGGCATGATTCTTGAGCGCCGTATAGATTGCGATACCCTCGAAGGCGATGCCGCCGGCCGAATTCAGGCGAACGACGATGTCGCCCGACATTTCCGCCAGAGCGGAGACGACATCGTCTGCAGTAAAACCGCCAGCCTCCCAAAGGGATGCGCCGACCGTTCCATAGAGGACAAGCTCGCCGTTCCTGATAAGGTTGTTTGTCATGGCTGTTCGTCCCTCACTTCAAGTTGAGCCGGCGCCGCATTGGCGTATCGGCTGTCGCTGGAAAAGCGCAGGCCGAGGCGATCCGCCCGTTCGTTGTCGGCGGCGATTTCCGTATCCAGTTCGTCAGGGTCGAAACCAAGCTTCCGCACTTCCGTCGACCGCGACGAAAGGCCGGCGAGGATGGCGTCGCGCGATGCGGCGGATTCCTTGTTAGGGTCAAACATTTCACGCCGCGGCGGTGTCCATTTGACCCTTGCGTCAGGCATGTGGTGACCGATCTCGACCGATGCGGTCTCAAGAAACCAAGTGCCGATCGGGTCGCAGCCTGACGGAATAACGGTCGCCCATTGCCACGATTCAATCGAACGGTGAAACCGCAGCCATCCCATGCGCGAACTGGCGAAATTCGACTGGCGGTTGTCGCCAGTCAGGCTGGCGTAGTCGATACCGAGGCCGACGGCGATTTCGTGCATGGTTGTGACGGCATAGTCGGAAAAGCCCTCGACCTGCGGAGGCACGCCGAACGAAACATCGTCGCCGTCGCGCAGCCGTTCTATCATTCCCGGTTCGACCGATTCGATCGGGTTGCCGGCCGGCGACGTGTCCTTTTTCTGCAACGGGCTAAGGCCACCGCCCGCCGAATTTTTGATGAACACCGCAAAGCATGCGGCGATCTTCTGGCGAACAAGCTGCGCGTCGGCATAGTCGGCGAAATCGCGCATTCGCAGAATTACGGGCGCAAACCAAGTAACACCGCGGACCTGGCCAGGGCGATCGACCCGGAAGACGTGCGCGACATCATAAGCCGGTATACGTGTGCTTTGGAAGTTCGCGCCAACAGGCCAGACGCCGCCAGGGTGGCGGTCGAAAAGGTGATAGGCGACTCTCCGACCAGTGGGGTCGAATTCGACCCCCTGCAAGATGACGTTGCCACCGGTCGTTTCCCCGTCTTTGGTGAAGTCGAGAAAGTCAGGCTCCAGAATCTCGACCTGAAATGGCAACGGCAAACGCCGCGAACTGCCAGGACGCCAGCGACGGCGTATTAACACTTCGCCGGATTCGACGAGGCACCGGGCGATCAGATTCTGAAGACCGTAAATATCGTGGCGCCCAGCGACGTCGATCGCCGTCGTTTCAAGATGACGCCGTTTCAGGTCGTTTAGCCTCTCCAGATCGGCGCCTGTAACGCCGGCAAAATTTGGCGTGATACCGGCGCCGACGATGCCCTCCGAAATTACTTGAACTGCCCTTGCGGCGTGCGGGTTATTGCGCACCATGTCGTGCGCCACGTGACGAAGGCGCGCGCCACCACGCGAGATTTCGGCGTTCGCATCGGTCCCTGACGCGCGCCACGACGCAGTGCGTCGGCCGGCGCTGGCGCCGTCATAGGCCATGCGCGCAGCGCGCATCATGTCTATCTCGATGCGCGCGGCGAGCCGCTTGCGAAAGAGCCGCGGCGCGACCCTTTCGATCTGACGGTCGATAAACGTGCTTTTCATCAAAGGCCCGAGTTGTATTCAGCCGCGGTGCGGCGTACCGGCGCGCTCGCCGGGTCAAGCTGCGTGTCCATTTCGGCGAGCAGGTCCCGCATATCCTGCTGCGACCTGTACTCAACCTCATGCGTCTGAAACCGGACGCGCCGCGCACCGGTCGCCAGCGCCTTCGCAAGCGCGTCGCGATCCCGACTCGTCCAAGCCATATCAGCCCCTCAACCAGCCACGCCGGCGAACGCCGTCGCCATCACGTTTTTCACTCATGGAAGGACGCGCTTCCGAGATACTAGCGTCTACGGGCGCGGCGGCAGGCTTCTGCACCGCCAGAGGCGCCGACGCGAACAGGTCAGGGTGCTTGACGATTTCCGGCGCGCACCGTTCCGACGCCAGCACCGCCCACTCGTCGGCAGTCAGCCGCGAAAGGCCGAGATAGTCGGCCAGCGCGTCGTTGTAGATCGTGCAGTCGAGGAAATGGTTTTCCTCACCCTTGCGCACCGCCCATATGCGCCGCACCCGGCCGCGGTAGTTTTCGTTCGACAGGTATTCCGACGTGATCTGCCGGAAGTAGACCTCGTCGAGCCATGTGCCGTAGTGGCGATAGCCGATCGGATCGCGTTCCTGGCCGGCCTTCATGCCTTCCTTGCGAAGATCATCGTAGTGCGCGCCCTTCAGCGGCCATGTGCCGACAGGCCAGATATGGACGCCGTTGCGAATCCGCTTGCCGTTGAAATCGATATCGACGGCCTTCGGCAGACCAAGCGCCGGCTTCGACCATCCGTCTCGGCCGTCGAGCGCAAAGGCGCCGGTGCGGCCGCGCACCCATGTATACACGACATGGGTGCGGAAACCGGAGTCGACGCCGAATGCGTCGACCTTGCGGAAGCCGCCATAGGCGTCTGCCCAATTCCTCGCATAGACCTCGTCGAGCTTCAGGAACGCGCCGGAATGCGGATCGTTCGTATCGCCCTCAAGGATGCCTGCGTCGACGATCCACTTCTGGCGGTCGGGACCGTATGCCGCGATCTCGTAGTAGATTCCGCGCATCTGCACGTCGGCGGCGCCAGTCAGGATCAGGCCGAGCGGCGGGATATGGCCGCGCACCATGTCGGACTCGCGCCGCTCCATCAGCTTCACATGGTCGGGCGCGTCGCCGCGAACCTCGTAAGGCAGGCCAAGCCAAAGGTTGTAGAAGGCCTTCAGCTTCAGCGGGTCACCGCTCGCCTCGATGAACTTGCGCGCCACCTCATCCCACGGCACCAACGGCGAGGACATGGCGCAAAAGTGGTAGCTCTTGCCCGCACCCGGCCGCGTCGCCGTCGGGATGTATCGGCCCGTGCGATAGACCGCGTTCTTTTCATGCCCTTCGATGATCGTGCCACAGCAGGGCGTCACGTAATGGGCGCTGTATGGCGCGGCGTCGTTGAACCGGAAATGCTTCCGGTCGAATTCGAAAACGAACCTGTCGCCGCAGCCGGGGCAT